CGCCGGACCGCCGCGGTCTCTGCTCGAGCGCGACGCGCATTCGCTGGATCGCGCAACTCACCCTCGAAGCGTCGTTGAACGCTTGCCTCGACTCATCTTGCGCAGCGTAATTGCCAGGCGTGCCCGCTTGCCTTCCGTGCCGCCCTTCGACGCCGCAGCCTCCAGCTTCTTCGCGGGGATCGGCTCGCCTGCTTTCGCGTGCAATTGCTTCCGCAAGGCGCCTGGATGCTTGATGGCTCTCTTGATCCAGTTAGCCATGTCAGCCCGCCTTTCGCTCCTGCAGCTTCTGGCGCGCACCGAGGAGTTGCCGGTACTCGTCCTGCATCTTGGTGTCTTTGTTATACGCCGCGCGGTTGGTACGCATCGCCTTCTCGATCTCGGCGATACGAGAGTCGACGTTCTGTGCCGTGTTGCCCCCGTTGTTCGGAAGCAGTGTGGCGACTGGGTTCACCTCGCGCGCGAGCTTCGCGAGCCACTGGAGGGCCTTCGGGTTATCCCCGAGCAGCGAGCCGTCCGGCAGAACCGCGTTCGAGAGCTGATCCGCGAGTTCCTCGCCAGCAGTATTCATGACGAAATCGTTCGCCATGTTCACGTTGGTGCGGTAGTCGGCGCCCCACGTTGCGCGCAACTCATCCTCGCCTTTCTGCTTGGCTTCCTTTTCGGCTTTGACCACCTCAGCCGATTGGCTCTCTTGCCACGAGTTGTACCAGCCGATGGCGGCATGCACGAGGGACGGCGGTGCGTTGGCCTTGTGGAGCGCCTCAGCGAAGGAAGTGAGTGCTGGCTTGTCTGCCTCGCCGATCACGAGCCCGCCGGGCAAGTTCGTCAGGTAGTCGCCCGCGTTCTGTGGAATGCCATTCTCTGCACGCCATGCGGCGACCTGCTCTGGTGTCGCGTCCTTGCCGAGCGGCTTTACGCTCTTCAGCTCGCCAGAATCCACGCGCTGCTTCAGTGAGAAGTGCGCGTCAAGCACGTCCTTCGGCCCTGCGTAACGCTTCAGAACGTTGAGGCGCTTCTCATCGGTACCTGCGTACGTCTCTCGCCAGTTGTCGCCCCACGCTCCGGTCGCAGTGGGAGACGGGGTTGGCGACGGGCTGGGCGAAGGACTCGGACTTGGATCTGGCGAAGGGCTAGGCGTCGGAGTGGGTGTTGGCGTGGGGGTCGGGCTCGGGGTTCCCGTCGGCGACGGTGCCGGGCTCGGGGAAGGATCGGGCATTTAGTTCTCCAGAAATGAAAAACCCGCCACAAAGGGCGGGTGGTTTCGGGCCTGGACAGGCAGAGTCAGTCAAATCTTATCGGCAGGATCCATCCGACTATCCACAGGAACGCGTCCAATACGCGGCCGTGGCTCAAGTAGGCCAGAGCCCCCAGTACCGCTAGGACTATGGCTGACCACATCCACAATTTCGCCAAGCGATCCATTTCGGTGCATGCTACATCAGCCCTGCTCGCCAGGCTGCTTCTTGAATGCGCCGAGTGAGAGATTGCAGAGCTTCACAATGGCAAGACCGACGTGGCGCTTGCCTTCTGCGAAGGCGGTCACGCGATCCCCATCAGGACCCGGACGGAACGAACCGTCGTATGTGGCCGCAAGCGTGTTCACGATGAACTTCAGCGCACGCTGCTGCTGGTCGGCGGAGGCATCCCCGCGCTGAAGCGCCTGAATGGCGCCCGCGTCCTCGATGGCCCACTCCGCCGGTTTCCATGGATCGAGCGAGGGGGCACCCGGAACCTTACGCGCCATCAGAATCCCCATACCTCAATGTGATGAGGGTCGGCGCTTTCGTACACGAGCATGTAGTTCAACTCGCTATCGATACGCGCTAGCCGCCAAGGCGAGTTGTGAGCAATCAACCAGTCCTGCACGAACTGCTCATCAGAGTCCTGTACGAACTCTGGTTGCGTCGTAACTTGCGGATCGAACTGAGCGGGCGGCTGAAAAGGCGCGAGCCCCATCAGTCCAAGATACGCGCGCTCCCCCTCGCTAAACCTCTCGTCAGGCGGCGGCACTCAATGCTGCCTGTGCCTGCCCAAGCGCAGCACCCGCATCTGCCGCACTCGCCACCTGCTGCGTGAGCTTCTCGGCCTGCTGCTGTTGCTGCTGCTGCTGGGCGTACGCCTCGACATCCTTCTCGTCGCGCTCCCATTTGGCCGGCATGCCGATACCTTCGAGCGCATCCCGGAGGGCCGTGCGCCAGTTGACGGTGGCAAGCGTCGACGGATCGACCTCGATCGCCTCGCGCACAAGCTGCTTCGCCTCAAGGAACTGCGTGCCCTTCTTGCGCTCGATCGCCTCGTGGAGCGGGGATTCGAACTTGAAGCGGATCTCTGCCCCGCGAATGCTGTCGGGGATCTGATCCGGTGTCCCGAAAGCCCCGAGCCGCAGCAACTCTTCGAACGTGTCCTCACACAGCGCGCCGTTGTACTCCATTTCCATTGGCTCAAAGAGCGGGAGCGCGTTGCGGATGTACTCCTGGATGCGTTGGCCGGTCTCGTAGGCGGTCATCTCGCCATTGCCGGCCGGTGGCAGGGACAGCTTGTTGAGATAGAACGCGGTCGCGAGCATCTCTCTCGTGCGATCCGACACTTCGATGCCGAACGGCAGCCCGCTTTTGTCCTGTACCGCTGGGCGCAGCGCTTCGCCGAGCCGCTCATCGTACTCCGCGTCGACTGCAGTAATACCGCCCGCGAACAGCTGAATATCCGAGCGCAGCGCATCCTTGACGGCGACCATGGGCGGCCGCACCGCCATCTCCCCCGCCTCAAGCAGCGTAAGCGTCATCGCCTGCAGAAGCCGTGCATCGGGCAGACCGGCAACCGTCGCCGGCGAGTATGCGTACTGAGAACCTGAGACGGTCTGCCAACGTGGCTTGGTATACACCGCGCTCCATGAGCCGATCTCTTCCAGGATCGAATTGTTCTCGACATCGATGTGGATCGACACGTACGGCGTGCGCCAGCGCTTGCCGCCCGGCATCGTGTTGTAGTCGTCGGCGCACAGGATCACATGGCGACAGTTCACGCTCGCGTACGGCTCTTTCTCCAGCCGCTTGCGCACGTTTGCGTGCACGGTCTGCGGGAACAGCTGGCACAGTTCCTGTACGGTCGGTTTCCAGCGGCGGTGGGTCTCCGGAGTCGTACCGTTGTACTTCTCCGACCACACCACATCCTTCAGATGCCAGCAGCGATACAGAAGTGATCGCTCTTTATGGTCAGTCTCGCGGCTGATAACGCACTGGCCGAAGGAGGCGAAATCGTTGTCGCCTTCCTTCGTGGCGCGCACGAATTGCGTCTTACGATCGTACATCGCCCGCCGCTGAACACCGGTCGCCCACTCCAGCCACTCTCGACCCGCACGATCGAGGCGCTCCTCCTGCTCGACCGTGACGCCGAACCATTCGCGATCTCGGGGGCGAAGCATCGCGGAGAAAGCGTTGCCGAGCTCGCGGCGAACGATGAGGGGATAGCTGGAGGTCAAATGGCCTGCGAACTCATCACCCCAGGAACGCGTATACGTGAACTGCGCGCGTTCCGGGTAAAAGTTCTCGCCAATGTTCTGCCAGAGGTTGTCGAGGTCCTTCCTCTGATTGAACAGGAAGTCGCCGCGCCGGATCAGATCCTTGGCGTCAAGCGGTCGCTGGTCAGCCATCAGGGTCCGAGCCGGTCCGAATCCGAGAGAATGGTCGAGGCGCGTCCCGTGCGCTGAAGTGCCGCTTGCGTCATCTGCCTGCGCTTCTGGCGCTGGATCTCCTCAGTATCCGGCATGGGCACGACCGGTCCCGGCTGTTCGGGGGTCTGGGCCTTCACCAACGCAGAGCCTGCGAAGTGCGCCTGGTCGTAAAACTTATCGCCAACCACACTTCGAATGAGCCGCTGACTCACGAAATGATCGCGAATGGTCTTGTGTACGCTCGCCATTATCGTCTCCGGGGACCAAGGTCCGCCTTGAGGGGCGCGTTACGCATGCCGCCGACGCGTTGATCTTTCTGCCACTGACTGTAGTGCGTGATCATCTTCGGGCCCGTCCACCAGCTCATGACCACCGCATCACCGCGGTCAGTCGAGCGCATCAGAATTTCGCAAACCTTCTCTTTCGGGATGACCTTGATGCCGTTCGGCGTCGGTTCGAAGGTCAGCGCGGTAAGGTCCGCCACCAGTACAGGATCGTCAGGCAAGCAGATCGGAGAGCCGCCCTCCTGCGCAGGATCAAGCGCTTCACGCAGTGCCCAACAGGCCGCAGACCGCACGTTCACGAACTTCATTTTTCCGTCGCGGCTGCGCTTGGTCGTGCCCTCAGCACCCTTGTAGCCGTACACCTCGACGCCATTCGCCTTGAGGTGATCGTGCGTCGAGCCGCCGTAGCCTCCGCCCATGTCCACCGTGACGAGCGCATCATCACGACGGTGAGAGATCACAAGGCCCGCACAGTGCGGACCGATACGGTCCATCGGGATATCCTTCCCTGGGATCTCGATGAGCGGCGCGAACCAACCATCGTGGCGTGGCGCCATCACCATCGGGTCATCACCGCCACCGGAGGCATCCACGCCCATGGCGCACATCGGCACACCCTGCGGAGGCTTGGACGTCCAGCGTGCCTGTGCGGCCCGAATCCATGCGGTCGGAATCACCTGATTCGGCTGGTCTTGCCGAGCCAGCATGAAATTGCCGCTGATGAGTCGCGCCCGGAACTCTTCCGGCACTGCCGCCAGTGACGCCGCGTACTTCTGCGCGTCGTAGAACGGGTTGTCCGTGAAGAACGACGGGATGAACGTGCGCGATTGCGCATACACCGTCTGGCCCGCGATCACGGTCGAGTCGCCCTTCCGACACTCGTAATCCTTACCGTCTTCTCCCGGCAGGTACCAGCGCAATTCCCCGGGCTTTGCGGGATTCGGATGCGTGTCGTTGAGCCACGGCCCGAAGTAGTCGATCAGCCAATCGCCCGTTGAATCGAGCGGCGGGTTGCTCGCCATCACCACCCGGCAGCGTTGACCG